AAAGTAATTATCATAAGTTTTTCTAGGCTTAATATTATATTTACTTAAAGTATTAAACATATGTTTAGAGCTTCATCGTAAATGTACCTGTTTCTTTCTAGATTTTACTCCACTTTGATTATCATAATATTCTAAAGGCTTATTTGGAGAAATATCTTTTTGAAATAACTTTATAACATCTTCATCATCAATAGATACATTAATCATAAACCTATAACTTTCTGAATACTTTTTATTATTTTTAAATTTTTCTTCTAGTTGTAAACATCCATCAGCAATAAAATATCCTAATAAATAAAACTTTGATTCTGAATCTAAATTATCAAAAAAGTTATCATTTATTAAATATTTAAAACGACGTTTGATATTTAAATTATATTGTTTACAAAGTTCTCCTAACCTTCTTTCAGGAATATCGATTATTTTACTAATTTCCTTTAAATTTAATCCACTTGTATTCAGTTCTACGATTTGCTGTGAATTAAAGTTTTTTAAATATTTTTGATTTCGCATAATATATTGTTTTAATTATTAAAACACAAATATACGAAAAATTATCTAAATATACAACTCCTTCCCCGTTTTTTCTCGATTATGTGGCATACATTTTACCACCAACTCCAACACAATACTCTAGACCGTCTAATATAAAATGTTTTTCATATCCTTTTCTTCCTGGAGATACTGTTTGTTTCTTCATTTCTTCTAATACAGACTGAAGAATAGGAGTGTCAAATTTAACAATTGGAAGAATAACTTTACTCAAATCAATCATATCACAAGGAGAACGTAAGTCTTTAATCTGTTTCCAGGTCTGACCAGTTTTTTCAAGATATTTTTGAGTAATAATCTTCATACCAATATTTACACCATCCTTATTAAGTACCTTAACTCCATATTCATCCTCAATAGCAATTCTTAAATCAATATCTCTTTTACATCGATTTAATAATTCTTCAGTAGAATCGACATCATTAACATTATAACTAATCATGTTTGGAATTTCAGATGCAGGAAGCCAAGATTGGAAGTCTCCTTCATACTCTTGTACACAACGAAATTTCATTGTTACTTGCATTTCCTTCAACCCAACTCTCAATTTCTGAGAATATAACATTGTAAGCAAATCCAAGGTTTCAAAATAAATTTTATATTTCCATTTACTCCAAGAAGTAAAGTTACTATCTGTAGATCTAATAATTTCATTACTAAGATTATATAAAGATTTGCAAACACTAAGATAATCAAGTGTTGACAATTTCTTATGATAATCAATAATATAATTAATTATAGGATTATCATAATGTAAATTATTATATCCACAAAATATTTTATCTGTAAAGAATTGTAGATCTGTAGTATAGTTTTTTGCTCAAATGCCATCTTGAGGTTCTTCTTGAATAGTTCAAAAGAAATTAACCAATTTTAAAAGATCATTTCGTCTTTCAGAAATTTCAAAATATAAATATTCTCCTGTTTCAGAATTTTTTACTGTACAGTGAAATACATTTGGAAATATCTCAATATCATAAACATATACAGTTTTACCTCGGATTAACATTCTATTATTTCGTATAATTTATTAAAATTTTCTTCCATTAACCAGAATTCATATCCATTCCAGTTAATATAATAACCTTTGACTCATTTATTTTCAGGATGTTGTAACTGAATTTTCTTAATTCTATCATAAAATTCATATTTAGTCATAGGTTCTACCTCTACATCAAAATTCTTAACTCGAGCTTTCATTAAAACGTTCCTTAAGGTTTACCTCTTTACATATCCATTCTCCATTTTTATATAAATAATGATACTCAATCATTATTGGATCTAAATTATAGTAATCTTCTTCAGTTGGAGATATAATTGCGCCAGATCCATCTGCATAAAAACTTGTTGTATCTAAATCTGTTCCTAAACAAGATATATCTCCATTGGCAATTAATTCAATAATATCATTTATATCATTCCAATTATCATGTAGAGTTTTCCCAACACCTTCTGGATATCCATCAAAATGACAATAAATTGAACTAACACTACCATATGGATTTATCATTCCTATTCTAGATCTAGTGGACATAAGATTGTAGTATTAGTGTTAAATACAATAAATTTTCCTGCAAAACTATATTATTGAGTGAACACAATTTATTGTATATCTGGATATAAATATTATATATTCTTAACATTTCTTTAACTTTTTTAATCAATCCTCTTCTACAAAATATGAAGAAGGACCATACTGATCAATTCAACCTTCATCATTAACGAGATGCGCATGACAATCAAAATCATCATAACTCATTAATTCTTGTACTTCAGGTCACTCAATAAGTACATATTTCATATTATATTTCGTCTAATTCTTGTTTCAATAGATCAGGATAATACTTTCGATAAAACATACGTATTGTATCTTCTCCTACTTGTAAATCCCTATTTTTGTCTCGTTTAATAGCTTCTTTATATGGGATAACTATTTCCTTATATTCAATATTTGCATCGAAATTTGAGGCAATTTCTTCCCATTTAGCCCTAGTTTTAGGGTTAAGATTAGTAGCATCAATTATAACGTTATAACCTTGCTCTAAAGCAGAGGTAATAGTTGTTTCTTCAAGAGTATTAATTAACTTTTCCCGAGACGGAATCCAATAATCACCACACATAAGTCGAAGATCGTCCCTATTCACCCGAATCCAAGTAGACTTTCCCTTCACGAACTCTTTAGACCACGAGGTTTTGCCACTAGCTGGAGGTCCAACCATTACAATTATTGTTAATTTATTTTTTGTCATAAAATTGCTTTATATACATAGGATGGACTTCCGTTAGAAAAGTACTTAAATCTTTTTGGTACTTATTTTTCATAAGTTCTTCAAGATTAGATTCTCTAGAAAACACATCTGGACGATTTACTTTAAACTCTCTAAGAATTTGTAATGCCCAATTAACTTCTATATACTTTTCTAAAGGAGTAATACTAGGATCTTTAATAATATAATTTCTAAACTTAACTAAATCAGGTTTTACATAAATATTAAGATATTCTTTTATCTTTCCTTTTTTACTAAGTGTAGAACATACATATGGTAAAAGATCCCCACAATCAGTTCTTTGAAACCAATCTTCAAAAGAAAAATATAAACAATGTTTTTCTTTATCATATTTGGTTTTAATGTTTCCAATGATAACTAAAAGATCAGTTTCAAAAAGAGAACAAGGAATTTTATAAATATACTTAATATCCTTGTTCTCTTTTAATTCCTTAATCTCTTCTTTATTCATTAGGTTTTATAACTCTAGGATGTGCTTCAATAGATGAAAGTTCACAAGGAGCACTTTCTAATAAATCATTATAAAATTCCTTATATGTATTATATATTTCTAATTTAACTTTTTGAAGTTCTTCAAAATCTAAATCAGATACTTCAAGAGCAATACTAGTACATGGATACGCTCCAAATACAGTATCTTCAAAAGTACGATATATAATTATCCTAAATTTTAAGTTATCTGATTCAAAAAGATCTTCTGTAATATCGCTACATGGATAAGAATGATAAGATCTATCATCTTTTTCAGTCCATTGAATTCTATATCGATAAGCGTTATCAGAAGTATGATAATACATATATTTATTACCTATAGCTTTTGGAGTTAGATCGAATATACAATGTCGAAAAAGTTGATCAATTTTTTCTTGAGATAGGTTAAACGGTTGTTTCATTTTCTTTTTGTTTAGTTTGTTCTTTAATTACTTTATCAAAATACTTAAACATTTCTTCCTGAGGAAATAATGTTTGAAGTTGATCAAGTGTAAGTGCTGTATCTTTATTAACTAATTCTGAATATTTATCTGATACAAATTCAAATAATTCCTCAATAGTAGCAAATTCATTTACAGAATCATTTAAAATAAAATTCCATATTTTTTCAGAAACATTCTCTCCAAAATACAACGTTAAAGCTATATCAAGAGCATGTTCTAAATAATACCACATCTCACTACTTCTAATATCAAAACCTAGTCTTTCAAAATTCTCTGCTTCATTTAAAGCAGTACGATAACTTGAAATTAAATCTTTAAGTTGCTTTAATGTAAGTTTCATTATAAATCAGTTTTATCTCGTAGACTTTTGAATACTGGAAGATTTGGAACTGCATTTTCTGTTGCAGTATATCCAAAATACTTTACTGTACCCATTTGTCCTATTAATTTGTCTATATTTTCTCGATATCACTTCTTTAAAGCTCTATCTCCCATAGGCTTAGCTTCAAATGGATATCCGTCCTTTGTTTTCATATTAAAAACAAAATCCTCTTCTCGAAGGCCATCAGTCATTCCAGTTATTTCAAATTCATCATCCTGGAACATTTTTACTTTTAGCATTCGCTTATCTCGAGCTCCACATTTATATTTTTCATTTGGATCTCTAATAACTAAACCTTCATAACCTTCAGATATATACTGATTATGAAGTTGAACAATTGCATCCTTTCCAGATACACTTTCATGATTAACTACTACAACTCTATTAGGAATAATAGAACTTAAACTCATACATTTATCTAACTCAGTTAGAATTTTTAGTCTTTCCTGAAAAGTTTTAGTTTCATCAACTATATCATAAACATAATATTGAAGTTCTTCGTGTTTTTCACAAAGATCTTGTAATCTAACAATTCCACTAATATAAGATAGAGGCTTTCCATGAATATATAATTCTCCATCTAATACTACATTTGGATTATTATTAAAAAATTGATTTAAGAATGTATTCTTACGAATATAAGTTGTAGGAGTATCATAATCTTTACCTCCTCTAGAAGAAGTATAAACTTCCTTATCCTTATAATACATTAGACATCGTACCTTTTTGTTTTTTAGAAGCTCTTTATCTTCTAACTCTATAAATTTTATTCTTTATAGTTCGGACTATATCTTAATATATGGTTGTATATATTTTATAATATTTTTAGAAAACTTTTGTAACTCGTCAAACGATGCGTTTTGCTTCATAGCATTAGCTTTAAACGAAATTATCTGAATATTTCCTTTTACATATCCTTTAGTTGGATCTATTTTATCAATAGAGGGAGTATGTTCTGGATTACTATTCTTATAATTTTTGTTTAAAACTAGTTCTGTTTCTAAAATTGGGCAATACTTAGGAATAATTATATCTGTTTCTTCTATATTAAAAGGAATATTTTCTTTAATCGCTCTAGATTTTGCATTTCTTCACATTTTATGTATGTATTGCTTTTCTGTCAGTTGCATTACATTAAAGTGTTTTCTTGCCCATTCAGACTTTTGTTCTTTTACTTCTGGTCTATTATTATATTCAGTTCAACTCGCTTGAACTTTTTTACGATTATCTCTTTTTCAATTCCTTCGCATTTCTAGTTCTTTTGCCCATCTATTTGGATCTTGTTTAATTTTAGCATGATACTTTTTATCTTCCTCTTTTTTACATTCCTTACAAAGATATCCGTATCCAGTTTTATTTCTATTATCTTTTACAAAAGACTCAATAGATTTAATTTTCTTGCATTTATAACATTTTCGTTCCATAATTTTATTAATTTATTACAAATATAATAAAACTTCGAACTCCATCCAAATATTGTACCATATATTTTCCGCGTTCGTGGTATTTTACTATCTACTTCGTAGACTCCATATACTAGTCTCTACACCTTCATTATATTACTATAATGCTTGGCTCGGTATTCCCATCTCAGGGTTCACCGAATTAACGGAATTTAAAGACGGCATACTATAGGCTACCGTCTATCTTTCTACTCCCATATCATTTATTGTCTAATATATTTTGTTTAGATTTTGGGAGACTATCAACACTAAGAGCCAACATAGGCTTTAAGTTTCCTTTTGCGTCGGTATTCTGTTTAGGAACTTTTAAATCTACTTCTGATTCATCTGTTATATCTTTTATTTTAAGTTCCTCTTGAGATTTATACCCTTTATCTAAATAGCTATTGCATAAGCTATTATATTGTAATTCAGCTTGTTCTTTGACAGTTCTTTTAACTTTACCTTGTTCAATAGTAACTAAAGGTCGTTTAACCATTTTTCCATTCAATACGCCAGTTTCTCCAGTTATTGAATAGAATTTTTCATTCGATTGAATATCAGTATGTTCATTTAAATTTAGTTGAACTACTCGAATCTTATTATTATTGTCTCTTTTAAAGAAGTAATTTGTCATATTATCTTTGATATAAATATATATCATTAGTAGTTCGAGATAAAGCTACATATTGTAATTGTCGTAATTCCTCAGGATCTGTACATTGCAAAATATTTTCCATATCAACTAATACTGCTAAATATGAAGAAGATTGTGATTTATGTGCAGATATACAATATCCATAGTCTAAAGATTTTCTCTTTATAACTCTTCCTTCATGTACTAAATCAAAGGGAGTAAGAAACGCTTCTTGAAATTGATAATAAGCTCTCCAATCTTTGCCATTTTTACTTTTTACAGCTTTAATCCTCATATTATCAATTCGAGCTGCTAAATTAGCAATATCGTAACTACTATTATATCTTGAAATTATAGTAACTTCAATATCACACTCTTTAGAAGGATCATATAAGGTTAATTTATATGCTTTTAATCCTTGAAATGTAGTATCCTCAACTTCTCTAACTAAATAATCAGATGAGTTTTCAATAATACCTTGATTTTTATATATACAAGAATCATACCCAGTTAAGACCTCTCCAAAATGATACTCCTCATCATCATTAAAAACTAAGCGTCTAATAATCTGATTTAAAGCTTCAATCCTTTTATTAGTATATGTAACTAGTTTTACAATATGTTGATCTTCAAGATTCATTCCAACCTTAAATAGATAACAATGCTCTTCTAACATTTCTCGAATATTATTATATACTTTTAAAGATCCAGAATCACTATCTAGAGTAGATTCAAATCTACTAATTGGCTTAGAACGTAACGTTTCTAATATTTTTCCAATTGGAGAATCTGAAGATTGACGATATACTTTATCTAAAGTATATTTAGTAGAATTTCTAAATGTTTTAGATATTTGTTTTTGACTTACAGGACTTAATTGTTTTTCATCTCCAAGTCATATAATTTTACATTGATGATCTACAGCTTGATCAATAATTAATTTATATAAATCATCATTAACCATACTGCATTCATCAATAATCCAGACTGCTTTATATTGTAAATATATAGTATTTTTTTGTATAAAGTTTAACTCTTTAAGATCTAATTCAAGTATATCAACTTGTGGAGATAAACTCAATAGTCTATGAACAGTAATAGCTTCTGAATCAACTACAGAAGCTATTACGTTCTTTGACTTATTTGTAGGAGTAATTACCAAAAATGGAATATTATTATCCTTCAATATCTTCACAATTAAAGCACATATTTGAGTTTTTCCAGTACCTGCTCTACCTGAGATACATAAATGTTTAGTATCAGAATTAATCTTAATATTACTTTTAATATAGTTTAGAGCTGATTCGAGTACCTCTTTTTGCTTAGAATCTAGTTGAAATGAAAGTAATTCAGATTCTAATTTTGGTAAGTCATAGTTTAAAATCATTTTAGTTTACTCCAGAATGTCCTGTTCCTCCACCTCTGTCAGATTGATCAGAGAATTCTTTAACAGAACGTTTTACAATCCAGTTAATAAATTCAACACGCTTAAGTACTAGTTGTCCAATACGTTCTCCATCTGTTATTACAACAGGTTCAGAGCCATTATTAACAACAAGTAAACCTACTTCATCTCGATATCTTGCATCAATTGTACCTGGAGAATTAATTAAAGTAAGACCAACCTTAAAACTTAAACCAGATCTTGGGCGTACTTGTATTTCATATCCCTTTGGAATACAAACAAATAAACCTGTAGGTATAATTGCTCGAGATCTAGGTTCAAGAATAAAAGATTTTAATGGATTAACTTCGTTTTCAAATAGAAATTGGCAATTTCCTTTTGTTTTTAGCGGTTCATCTGAAGTTATTCTGTTAAAATCGACTCTAACATCACAACCAGCATCTCACTCTTCAGTATACTCTGGAAGAGTATTTTTAGAAATATTAACTACTTCAACATCAGTCATTGCATCACGAAATTCTTCACTATACTTTTTCATATTTTACTGAATAACGCTTGCGAGGTTTACCCATTCTAGCACGAGTAATAGGATTTGCCATATTTTCTTTATGAGTTACTACTCTAAGATTAGACAAACGATTATCACTTCGATCTCCATTAATGTGGTCAATCTCAAAGCCTTTAGAAATCGGACCATAAAAACTTTCCCAAACTACACGAGCTCCATTAATACTCTTAGTTTTCTTATTTACTCTAACAGTATATCGAGTATAACCATTACTTAAGCATCCAACTAACTGACAATTTCTCTTACCAATAAGTTTACCACTATCAGTTACACGATAACCTTCTAATCCGTGAGCGGAAACGATTCTTTCTGTCTTCATATCTCTTAAATTTTAATCTATTAATATTTTATTATTTACAATTATACACAACGACTAAATCCACAACTCTTACATATAGTACAACCCCCTTCATATATTAAATGGTCACCACAATCTGGGCAAAGTTCGTGAGATTCTGTTCCATTAACAATAAATGTTTTTATTGCTCTTTTTACTCCATTCTTCCAGGTATTTAAAGTATCAGATTCAAAATGCATACCATCAATAATCTTGACTACTTTATCTAATTCAATTCCTCCTCTTAATAGAGCAGATATTAATTTAGCATAATTCCAGTATTCTTGATTAAAGATGCGAGACAATCCTCCTAATCGATTTGTATATCCATACTTATCGACATATTGAAAATCATATCGTTTACCAAATTCATCTTTTACCTTAATAATTTTACCTTCGGTAATAGTTGAGGGAATTGGAAAATCCTCAATATTATTAATTCCTGTAAATACTTCATAAGGTCTATCATCAACTAAACCTACAAATGCAATCCAGTTTTCAGTTCCATTTTTAAATCTAATTAATTTAGCATCAATTGATTCTGGACGCTTCATTAATTCTTTACTCCCCGTAGGTTTCTTAGATAAAATAGCTCCTCTTTTACAACCTGCTCTATAAACAGTTACACCTTTTAAATGATACTCTCATGCAAGTCTATAAATTCTTTCAACATCATCTATTGTAGCAGATTCAGGTAAGTTTATTGTTGAGGAAATTGAAGCATCTATATATCTTTGTAAAGCAGCTTGAACTTGAATTCTCTCTGTATAAGGAATGTTCTCTGAAGTTACTACATATTCTGGAAGTTGATTTTCAGGAACTCCTTTTGAAATGAAATTATTTTGTATAATTGGAGTATATACTTTATAAAGTTTCTCTTTATCAACTAAAGATTCTGTTTTTCTTGTATAAGAAGTTGCAAAAATGGGTTCACAACCTGTTGAAATTCCTAACATAGTAGCAATACTACCTGTAGGAGCACAAGTTAATAACTGAGAATTACATAATCCTCTTAAAAGAACATTACTTCTTAATTCCTGATATCGAAGATTATTTTCCTTAGTATTAAGCGCTTGAAAGAAAGGTGTATCTACAACTTTTGTATTAAACATTGGATATGCTCCTTTACTTATTGTTAGTTCATTAGAACTTTCCAAAGCTGAAAAGATCATTTCAGTTCCAATCATATTAATCCATTTAATAGATTCTTCACTGCCATACTTAATACCTAGTTTTATAAACATATCTGCTAATCCCATTACTCCTAGTCCAATCTGTCTCCAATTTTTAACAGATTCTCTTTGCTCAATAAGAGGATGTAATGGAAGACCTTCATCAAGTACTTCATTTAATGCAACTACTGCTTTTTTAACAGTATCTTTAAATCCTACAAAGTCAAACGTTTCACATTCTGTAACAAATTCTGCAAGATTTATACTTCCGAGCAGACACGACCCTCCGCTCGGCAAGGGCTCTTCCAATTTATTATCATAAAGGCTTTTTATCCTTTATTTCTGGGAGTTTCCTCCATACAGTTACCTGATACGTCTGTTAATTCAGACCAGTTTAGCATACATTTTTACTAATTTCTATTAATTTTGTAACTAAATCTTTCTTATTGTTTACATTAAGTATTTTTGCAACAGTTCTATAGTCTTTCACATTTAAACATGCACATAAATCTTGAATAAAAGTTAAATTATTCATTTTTACATTCTGTAGCAGTCATTTATTTTTTCTAACTCAATCTTCAATCTGTTTTATTTTTAAAGATATTGAGTTTTGATACTGTTCTTGAATCTTTGTTGAAGCAGCTTTCACTCCTATTAAATAATGTTTAGGGTCATTATTTGCACATTTTAGGCTACAATACTTTTTAGAATCATAAGGTTTACATTTAAATTCAGTGCCACAATAAATACATTTACGAAGTACATAATTTTTTAAACCTTTTTGTTTAACGGTTTCAGTTCCTTTTCTAAGGCCATTTAACATTTTAGAAGCAATTTCAGGATTAGTTCACTTTTGTTTGCCACTTAAACTAATCTTAGTTTTTGTAGTATCACAACATTTACCTCCATTATTTCCTCCAAGCTTCAAATTATAACCTAAAGTTTTGTCTGTTGTATTATATTCAGAAATATAAAACTGTTCTTTACTATTTAATTCTTCAATAGAAACACATTCACAAAGACACTCTCAGATAAAATTATCAAATCCATACTTAATAAGTGCATTATGAAAACGATTATTATAGTACTTATTTCGTCTACAATCTTTTTCATGTTGTTTCCTTCTATGTTCTAAAGAATTAATAGTTTGACCAATGTAAATTTTATTATTAATTTTATTCGTTACTTTATATATTATCATAGTAAATTAGTATTGGGCACTCGTGGTGAGATTATATTTATTCACTCACTATGCGTTACAATACTTCCTAACCTTTCGTAATTTAGGAAGTTATCTCGGTATTTTCATACAACAAAGATAGTAATAAATTTGTTAACAAACAAATTCCACCTCTTTGAATTGGTTAGAATTCACCGATTTTGCCCAATTTTTTACTTGAGCCAAAGATTGACGTAATTATTTGATTATCAATCACTTACATAGCACAAGGATTTACTCCAGCAAAAGAAAAATCAGGGTTATTTGAGAGAAGATTTCAATTTTTAATAGCATCCCAGAATAAAATTCCAGGCTCTGCATAATCTCAATTCATCTCTGCTAATTTTCTAAAAATAGGATAAGCTTCAACTTCTTTAGTTATAACTTCTCCTGTATCTGTAATAAACTTAAGAATCAAAGTTTCTGCATTAATAACAGATTTCATAAAGTTATCACTAACTCTAACAGAAATATTAGCTTTTGTAACTTTATCTAAATTTGACTTAAGTTCAATAAATTCTTCAAGATCTGGATGATCACAAGATATTGAGATCATTAATGCCCCACGTCTTCCAGATTGTCCAATCAATCCAGTAATATATGAATAAAAATCCATAAAGCTAACTGCACCAGATGTTGTTTTTGCTGCATTGTTTACTTTAGATCCTGTTGGACGGAGATTTGAAATATCAATTCCACATCCACCTCCATAACTAAAAGTACGAGCTAGCTTAGATCCACATTCAAAAATAGATTCAAGATTATCTTGTGGAGGAGCAATTACATAGCAATTTGAATAAGTAATTTTTTTATTTTTAGAATTCAAACCTCTATTTGCTAAAATTCGTCCTCCAAAAATAAATTTCTTTTCTCTGATTAGTTTTTCGACTTCAGGATTATTATTACTTACTCGTTTAAACCACGCGTCTAATGATTCATTTTCAAATCTATATTTATTATTTCAAATTGTTATTGCAAGTTCGTCTTTATTTAACCATTCTTCTATAGTCATTTATATATAATTTTATATATAAAGAGAATAAAAGAGGCAGATTACTCTGCCCCTCTATTCTTTCTTTTACTGAGTTTTACATCAGATTGTTCTACTCCAAAGACAATATATTGCCCTTTTTCTGCCTTAGTAGAAGGCATATATTCAAGTTCAAAATCAATATCTTTAGTATTGTATACAGTTTTTGCATACACATTTTCACGAAAGTTACGAATTAAACTTTTAGCTAGATTTAACGCTTCAGTTTTGTTTACTGCTTCTCCAATCACTTCATGATTACGTTTTAAACGAATTTCAATAGTTCGATAAAGCTTACAACGTCCTTTACGTCTTGAACTAATAACTTTATAAGGTTTCTTACGAGTATCTTTAGTGCCAGATTTTATAGCAATAATAATACCAGCACCTTCAAAATCAAACATTCCTTTTTGTTCAAGAAAATCTGCAGCAAATATATTCATATCTTTAGTTAGAACTGGAGATCCAGATTTTTTTCAGCTTCTGGTAGCATCTTGTACTACAGTTATACCTTGTTTAAAAGCATTAATTTTAGCTTCATCTAAGGTATAAGCCTGAATTTCTAATTTGCGCATATTTAAATAAATGTAACATCATCAGAATAACCATTGATTTCACAATATGCAACCATTTTTAGAAGTCTACAAAATTCTAATCTACCTATATTAAGTATATCTGAATCAATATTAAAAACACTAGCTCTGTTAGAGCCTGTAGTTTCAACGGCAATAATATTAGCTTGAAAAGTCCAGTCTTTAGGAGTGTATCCATATTCTTTTTTACAGAATTGAAGTAACATCCATAGGTACATTCCCATCTGTCTATGATAATGAAAATTCCAAAAACTTCCATTCATAAATTGTTCAAGTAAATGACCCGTAGTCTTTAAATCATTAATAGTAATTATTTTATTATCTTTATCAATCGTCCAATTATCAGCTTTCATTTTTAATTTTAATATACATTTACTATTATTATATTCGCCAATAATATCTATGAACAAAGCATCTTCATTATAAGCTTCAAGACCTTCAGGTCTTACTAAGTTTACTATTGAAGGATTGTTAGATAACGATTCTAAACAATTACTGCAAATTGTACGATGTTTATCATTTAAAATTACTAAATCGCCTTCTATTAAATCTTTGCAGTTTTGATAATAATTTAATCCAGATTTTATTATATTTTGGATTCTACTCTCATTTAAATTATTTTTATAATAATCTATATCAATACAGCTTTTAGTAATAGATTCTCTAATAGTATAACCTTGTTTTCTATATTTAATAATACTATCTATTACCATACCTAATTTTGCTGTAGGCTTATTATATGAATCACCTAATTTAAAAGACTCTGGTTGTAAAAATAATTCATGTATAGCTGTTCCTAATTCTAAAGAATTAGTTGATTTATTTTCTATACCTTTATTATATAAACTTGGACTACCACCCTGATCGGGATTTATATACTTTAATCTAGAATTTGATATATAATTAGAATAAGAGCTTGAGAAATATTCTGCATCACTTATTTTACTTCTATATACACTTTCTAAGACTGGACTAAGTTTTATATCATTTAAGTTAATTGTCATTTTCCTTGCGTTTTGTCGCTGGACTACAACCTAAATAATAAGCTATATGAAGCTGGCTTTTCATGTATTTAGATAACTTATATTTCTTAGCTACTTCATTTAAGATATTTTCTGCAATATCATCATCTAAAAAGTAGTTTTCAAAATGAATGTTCTTCTTGCCATCTGACATAATTTCTGCATTTTCAACTAAAATATCAAAGTCTGCAGAAGGTTCAGCTAATTTATAGGCTTTTATATAGGCTTCATGTAAGGCCAGTTCTAATTTATCCTTTAAGTTCATTACTTAATAGGTATTTTAAGATCATAAATTCTACGATGTCCTACTTGATAATACTGATTATGAGGAGCATCCATTAAATAACAGAATATTCCCGCATTAGTAATTTCTTTATAGTTATCGTACTTATCATCAATCATAATCGTAATTCCCCTACTTTTAATTGCCTCAACTTTACCAGCATTCCAAGGTACTGTAATTACAGGAGCACATGGTAAACCATTCTTCTGTAAACTTTCCTGAATCCATTCAGTTGGAATATTTCTTGCAGTTACATAATAGTCTACTTCAAAAGAGGGTCTATGTAATACAGGAATATTAATCCAAAACTCTTTATCTGATTCTAATTCATGTAGATGTTCAGACATCTGATAGTTTGCATTCCAGTAAGGATTCATAGCAACACCAAACTTGTCTTCATAAGCTTTATTGAAATCAAATACTACATTATCGAGATCTAATCCAACAATAGGCTTATCGATAGGGGCCATAACTCTATCATCTCCTTGAGGATATATATGATAAAATTCACATAATATCAATGCATTAGTAGCTACTTCAGCCATTTCTAAAAGTCCCTCGTTTGTATAATCAATACCTCGTTCGAACTGATTCAAGTGTTTTTTAAGAGATGAGAGAACATCCGTCCACTTCATACCTCTTTTCCATTCGTTTTCTTGGTACTTACTTAATTTACTTGTAAGAATTTTGTTGACCTCCTCAATTCCATATTGTGGAGTCAAATCGTATCTAATCTTTTGTTGTTCCATCTTTGCTAGATAATGCTTCTAAAAATATTTCACATAACTTTCCAGACAAACCTAATTGAGTTTTTGCATCAACTTGAGGTTCAAATCGAGGGACGTAATTTAATTCATCCTTCTCTTCATCATATGTAAATACAATAATGATTTTTTGTCCAGAAGCAGAGGTGAACACTACTCTACAACTATCCATTAATTAATTTTGATAAGAGTTCATAGAAAAAGTCTTTATCCATGATTACTACTTCTCCTGCAGAACCAAATACTTTTTCTTTCTTAACTTGTTTATTTCAAATTACAATAAAAGGTTTATCTTTTAAAGGACATTCTTTTTTAATAGCATGATATTGAGGTGTATTAACAGTATTTTTCAATTGTATATAACATGGTAACTTACCACTGCGATCAACTAAATCCACTTTTTTATCATCCATACTCTTAGACTCAGATCTTGATGTAACTACATCTGTAAATCCAAGATTTCTAAGTTCCTGAGCAATTTTTGTCTCATATCTATGTCCTTTATTTCTACAGTATGCTCCTGTTTTCTTTTTCTGAGATGTAGTTTTTTGCTTTTTCAATTAATTCTAAAGTTTTAGTCCTTCCGTACATTTTATAAAAATCTGATATATCCTTAGCTTTATAATGTCTAGGTATAAATAATACATGTACGTCAGGAAATTTCTTACGAATTTTATTCATGTTTTCAATTCCAGCAAGGTCATTATCATAGAATAAAATTATCTTGTTGAATTTAGACTTTAACTTTGTATATTGAGCTTCAGTTAAAAAACAATTTTCAGAAATTGGAGCTATTGCAGGAATTTTATCACATGAATAAAGAGTCATAACATCCTTTAAAGATTTCGTTACAACTAAATATTCTCCTCCATTTTTTGGAAGTGCATGAGCACCTTGTAATCTAAATGACTTTCAATTTGAAATAAACTTATACTTTATATTTCCAGGAAAATATATACGTCAACGTTCTATATCTTCTCGAATACCTCCATAATATCCAAATACTAATTGCCGATCTTTATGTAAACTAAATATACTTCCATTTAAAAATACATTTTTACATGAAAATACATGAAACTTTTTTAGTATAGTTTTATCTATACCATATTTAGATCACCATTCAAGTTCATAATCTTCTCAAGACTTATCTTCAATTTGAATAACAGCTTGAGTAGTATCATTAAACTTTTGATTTGTATATTTAATAAAAGGTTTATTTATAGTTAAATTTTTGCGAGAAACTATTCCAAAGTCATTAGCAATTATTTGTAAAGCCTTGCCATAAGGACAATCGAATTTATACATTACAACCGAAATAAAATTTCCATAAAAGTCTCCACGAAAATCTTTAAATATTAAATCTCCTTTCCTATTCCTATAAAATGCGCAGGTAGGTTTACTATCTTGCCTTAATGGAGACTTGAACAATCCTTTTTTTACAGGAATGCCCAAGTAATGCTCCATTAAAGTTTCTTCACTAACTTTACTTAAAATAAGTTCTTTAGTGATATTTATCGGTTCTAATGTAAAGACCATTAAAATTTAACTATATTATTTTTTAGAATGGCAAGTCGTCTTCTGAGCCTTTTACATTAAACGTTTCCTTAAGATCGTCTAAATCCTTATCCCGTTCTTTCATGTTAGTAGGTTGTGCAGAGTTAGCATTCTCAATATCAGTCTTTTCTCTAGCAGTTAAAGTTAAATCTTCACCAATAACTTTTGTTTTACTACGAACTACTCCATCTTTACCTACTGATGCAACATACTTAGGCATATTAGCAAAACCTTTATAAGGAATTAACTTGATTTGAGTTTCCTTACCAACAGAACTTGCTAAGTTTTCCTTTAAATATTTAGCAAGAGCCTTAAAGCTACTTACTTCAATCTTTTCTCCTGCAGCAATTTTTGCACCTAATTCAGGATTAAGAGCATTAATGATTTGAGTAATCTTAACCATAAAGTTTTCCATTTCAGATGGATTTTCTCCATACTGAGTTGTAGCTCTCTGAGTACAATTACTTATATTACTTGGATCAAAAATAGTTTCTCGATGCTGGATACCATCCTTTGTTTCAAATAACAAAACAAAAGCATCAGAATTACCTTCACTCTGACTAGCTACTCATTCAATACCTTTATAGGTTACATTATGGATTCCTCCACGAAGGAAAGTAGAAGTTACTTGATTTGCATTCTTTGCTACACTAAAATCAAACATTGACATATTCTTATAATTTTAAATTTTTAATAAATCTGAATTTTCTGTATCTAAATCGGTATCAGCTTTAGAAAGATCTGATTCATCAATCTTAATCATTTTAAACATACCAGGTCTACATTCCTCTATTTTAAAGAGTTGACCATATTTAGATAAAATTGTTTTTTGAGTCCCTTTAAAAGAGACTGTATTACTTTTTGTTAATTTGTTCCCATTTTCAGGATCTGAAAATACTTCAGCTTTACCGATAACTGGGATTGTAAGCTCGTTACTTTTTTGGATATAATTAACTGCTATCCGATCTCCGCATTGTGCAGATAATAAACTAACGGCTTTAGGAGACATAATTAACTTACTATCTCCTATCTCTACAATTGGTAAATCTATATTATCATATTTTGAAGGCACTTTAACAACTTTAACATTTGTAACAGCCTTCGATTCTTCGTCAAATTCAAAAGATACCTTTAGCATAATCCTTAGATTATATATTAACTTCTACAGGATTTAAAAGTGAGGGATAAATCCTTTCCCAATGAAATTCAATGTTTCCATCTTCCTTCATTTCTCCTAATACTATATCTGCATTTCGTAAATGTTCTGGTCTAGCACCACATTCTACGAATTTATCATTTGTATTAAAACTTAGAATAGTATTTGAATCTTCGTCTCTATCTAGATAACCAATAGCATCTGACTTTGAAGCAAGAATTCTACCTGCTTTTCCAAATAAGTCAATAGTCTTTGCAGTCATATCAGTATTACCGATAGCTGAATCCTTTGTATGACAAATAAGAATAATATTAGGTGCACATTTAGACACCATGTCAATAACCATCTCTAATGCTTTACGAAGAGCACTATATCCTGCCAATTATGTTCAACCACAATTCGCTACATTGTGGTCTGATTCTATTACGAATCAACTATATATTTCTATATAGATCAGACTATATCATATTCTTTTCAGAATCACTCTGTTTCGACTCGCTTGAGTCTACTCCCTCTCGGGATAGTCGTTGAACGTTTTTAAAATTATAAATTTTAGAAATCTGTGTAAGAAAAGTACCTATATCTATATTAGACTTCATTTGGTTACATATCTTACAACAAGGTACACAATTATCTTTAGTATATCCCTTATTTGAATCTATTCGATCTACACCATTTAATTCTTGTAAACTAGAATTTTTACTATAACGAATCATAGACCTAAAATAAGATGGTTTTGATCCACAATAATAACAATCCGAATGAACTATTTTTTTAAACTCTTCATAAGTTATATTAAAAATTCTATTCTTAGAATGGGCGTGATTTTTATAATGCATATATAAATGTCAATCGTTATCTTTACTATTTTTTGAATAACGAGGTGTACAAGTCAAACAACCTGTACCTTGAAATTTATTTATATTCTGAATAGTTCGAATAAAAGTAGTCCCACATTTTAAACACTGAACTATATACTTTTTATGAGATCCTTTTTGATATTCAATAGGCGCTTCTTTAATAACTTCGAATGCTTTTGTTTTATATCCTATATAATTCATAATTTTAAACTTCGCTGCTGATTAGCATATCATTTCTGACTTAGCTTTCCAGCAATTAAAAGTGTTTGCTAATAATATTTCTATTAAAAGGGGCACAATTATTTACCCATTGGTGCATCAAGTACGTCATCTCCTGTAAACTTTTGTCCTGCAGGACTATTTAAATATAACTTTAAAGCTAATGGTTTAACCATTTCTTCAAGTCTAGTAATTGTATCTAATACAATAAACTTATAAGGATATTTAGCTTCCTTAATTGCAGCACAAATTTCTTTTAAATCTTTAACAGAAGATGCTTTTACTTTTACAGCATCAATATAGTCATATCCACCCCCTTCAAGGTCGATACATAATGCTCCAGGAAGATTAGCACAAGCCGTTGACTTGCCATATTTAGGTTTTGAGAAAATAATTAAATTTCTTGGGTCCTGAGTTTCCGCAGGGATTTTGTTTGTTGGTAATGTGATAGCCATATTTAAAATTTGAATATTGGTTTTTGTAAGCTATCTTTTTCTTCTGCATCTTTTGCAGCTGTATCTTTTGCTATTTCATCTTCTAACTTCTCATCTTTTCAAGATTGATATACTTCATAATCAATACTTCCTGGATCAGGAAGTTCCTCAAATCGCCCTAAACTACCTTGAAAACCAGTACAAAAAACTTTATTTGCAACTCCAAATCGATGCTTTAATAATATTAGTCCACGCATAGCAGAACCTAAAGATTCTTCTGGATATTCTTTATTAATAATAGTATATCCTCTATAAGTACTGCGTTGGTGTTTTATGGGATTATATACTGCAATACAAACATTACAGTCATTACCTGCATTACCAGAATCCTTAACATCATCAAGGGTTGGTTCTGCAAGATCCATTTTTAATCTATTTACATCACTTGTATTTCTATTTTCTTGCATAATAAAGTCAATAGATATTCCACACTTTTCTCTAAAATAAACGCAGTATTGCGAGGTTTGATCAATTTCCTGCTTTTTAGTTCTTCCATCAACTGGAGTTAATAAACCAGCATGATCAATTATTACATTTATTATTTTATCAGGATTACTTGGAATATAAATGTTTCTTCTACCTTCATCGATATCTTGAAAAGTACCTCATTGTTTTAGAAGTTCTTTCATATTACCATAGAAAGTATTAGAACTTAACTGTTTATCAAAGATAATAAGTTTATGTATAATTGAATTTAGTCATACTCTAGACTCTTGGATATACTTATAATATTTATCAGATAGTTTTTCTCGAACAGACATTAATGTCATATAAGAGATTTCTATTCCATAAGTATCATATATATATAGATTAAGCAATTTAGCAAGTAAAACTTTTGAACTCATTTCTAGACTAAAGTACACATGTATAATATCTCTATCTGGATAATCTCGCAATATGCGATATAAATCAGAATATATTACATATGAACTTTTACCTGAACCACTTTGTCCAAATATTAATTTATAAACTCCTTTTTGGAATCCACCTGTATATCAATCTAACTTTGGCAATCCAGTTTTTAAACCTAAGTTTCTACCTTCTCTACCATTGTCAATTTCAGAATATAATTCATCTACAATAGACATTAAGCAGTATCGTAAAGTTGTTCAGTACTAACTTTGCCATTAATTCCCTTATCTCGCATTTCTTTAAACTCTTTCCATTTTTGACTGGAAACAAATTCAATCATAGAAACTTGTACAAGATCTTTAGATTTAGCTCATTCTAGTATCTCTAATATTTCACGATGCTTTTCAATACTATGTCCAATAGTAGAGGAATATCAGAAGTAGAATTCTGACATATTTAAGAATTTCTTTGCAATATTTTTTAAACTAACTGTTTTCCCATTAAAGTATAAATTAGTTGGATAAGCATCCTCTAATTCCATGCCAAGCTCTCCAGAAAGTTTAAAATATTGTTTTATAAAATTCTGATTAAATTCAATTTCATCAGGATCATAAGTACTTGGGTTATAGTTTTTCCTGATTACTCCTTTCTCTTTTAGTGAATTGAATAATTCTCGTAATCTCTCTTTACCGCCTCCTTCATATCACTTTCGAAAATAGTTCCTATTTATTTTAGGATCTCCATTTTCTGTTTGAGCAATAAACGTTAAATAAACTAACAGTAACTCATCAGCTGTTAGTTTATATTTAGCCATAATATTAAGAATCGTATCTAACTCCATATAATACGATAAAAAATAAACAAACGTACTACGTTAGATCTATTTATTAAAATCTATGTTCTATATCTATTATGCCTTTTTTTGGTCTAGTAGAAATCTCCTTTCCACTTAACACTATATCTAATTGTGATTCATCAATAGTTATATACTGTTGGTTTGAATTAGAGTTATTATATCAAGTTTCTTCTATGGTTCCCTTAATAACTAAAGTAAACATCTCAGAGACTTTTCCTTCTTCAAATCGAATAATACGCCCTATACGTTGTGTGGTCCTTGTCTTTGAACTATCTCCACTTAATATAATTCCAACACTTAAACCTTTTATATCTACACCTGCGTCACAAGATTTTGAAGTACTTAATACACCTACAGTTTGTTGATTAAAACTTTCTATAATAGTATTATTTTCCTTCTTTTTCTGTTTACTATGTAAAACATATCCTCGTTTCTTAAAATATTCTGCATCTTTAATAGTAGCTGAAAAAGTAATTGCTTTTTTATTACTTCTTGCATCTAATATCTTATCTGCTATTTCAAATTTCTTAGGATGAGACATTACAAAAGACTTACGTTTTCTTAACATTCTTATTCAAGCTGCTGCAAATCCTTTAACTTGAGATTCACTTCATCCTGTTTTCTTTGCATATTTACTTGCAAAACCAGGACGACTAATACAATTCATTACTGTATTAAATTCAAAATTAAATATAGAAAATAGATTTTGAAATTTCTGATTTCATTCATGATATAGAGATAAGTCTACATCAATTAAAACTTTATAATTTCTATAATCAGATAATCAATTATTATCAACTGCTTCCTTTATATTTATACGATCACAAACATAAGTAAACTCAGATAATCGATCTTCTTTTCCATCTAATCTTTCAAATGTGGCAGTTAATCCTAAAAAATAACGATATTTTACAGCTTTAAACATATTGATGTTATTTTCACTACATGCGCAATGAATTTCATCAATTACAAATAAATCAACTGTATATTGATTTTTAACAATAGTATTAAATATCTCTACCTTACAGACAGAAAAGAGCTGGTTTTTAGCCAACTCTCTAAGTCATTGTTCTTTTAGAACCTCTGTAGGAACTCCAATTAATACAGATAGTTTAGGATTTTTATTATATAGTGCCTTTATCAACATGCAAGTCATATAGGTCTTACCAAATCCAGTTGCAGCAACAATTGTGCCTATCCCATTACTATCTAATCAACGTCTAATAGCAAGCTTTTGACGTTCCGTTCTGTTCATCAAAGATACAAATTTTTATTTAAAAAATAAAATTTTTAGTACTAATTAATTTCCTGCAGGAGGATTAATTTCAATATTTCGAGCATCCGCAACTCGTTGAATATTAGACATTAATGTACTTCATTTATTTATATGATAATCGAGATCGTTATCTAAAAGTAATAAGATCTTATCTCTTAGTGTTTTCAGTGCAATTGTAGTTAAAGAAGAAATTTTTGGTAAAGAGCTAAGTTGAACTAAAGATCTAAATTCTGTAAAAGATAATCCTGTAGGACTAACTCTTAATTTGATATCAGGATTTAAACACAATCGTTCCTTAATAACTTCCATTCTATTTCTTGCCTTACCGTCTTTGCCAACTTCAGTTAGCTCAATTTTTTCCTCGTCCGTTAGCCAAATTCCTTGTGCTAAAATAAATTTATCAGTAATCATTTTCTTATTAAGAACATCAAGTTTATCAAAACAAGCGTCCATAAGACGATTTACTGTTACTTTTTCAAAAATAGGAGGAACACCATTAAATATACTTGCTATTGAATCATTTAGTATATCCCTTTCAGATGCTGCTCTTTGTTTATTAATATAATCTAAGATATCTTTCTTAGTCTTAATATCAGTTTCGCATTCATGAAGAATGTATCTAACAAATAGTTCCGTATTACATGAATCTCAAGTTCGATGAATATTTTCTCGAACTATAAACTTACCAGGATTCCAGGGACTAACGTTATATAACATCTCATAACAGTGCTTATATCATTTACGTAAGTCCTCTACAGATGCATCAACAAGTTTAACATCATTCCCACTTTTATCTCTCCATGTTAAGGAATCAATTGATTCTAACACGCTACGTAACTTCTCGCCAAATTCTGTCTCTTTACGCATATTTAAAAATTAAATTCTTTTTGATTACATATATCTTTTTCTTTAATAAAACTTATAAAATAATTATTTGTATATTTATAAATTTCAAAATCTTTTGAATCTTTGTTGTATCATTGTGTCTTTCCTCCTTCTACATATTGAAATTGAAGATAACCTGTATCTCCAATTTCAAAAGTAGAAATATCTCAGTTTGGACATTTAACAACAGTAACATATTTAAGATCATCTGTTTCTATTCGATTCAGATCTTCTACTACAATAGCTGTATACTGACCATCTTCAATAGCAACTATCTTACAATGTATTGTTATTGTCTGAGTAGTGTCGAACAATTTCGCCAATATTTAAAAGTTTAAACATTGTATTATTAATAGTCTGCATTTGGTTTTTATGAAAATGACCATAATACCAATGTGTTACTTCATTCTTATAATCCTCATATACTCGATCTAATACAGCTCGCTCATTGTCAATATCATTTAATAACTCAGAATCGTATGCTGCAAAGTCTTTTACAATTCCTCCTTTATCATTTGGATAGCAAAA